AAGGAGCATTGACCTTTTCTAGTTCTTTTGTGAGACGGGCGATATCGCCAGAAGACTTCTTGAGTGTTGCAAAATTAGACATATTTTTTCTCCATATATGTTCGATGTATAAACGATGTATACTTCTGTATATTAACAGGCTATTCTCTGCCTGTCAACAGTATATAGTCAACTTTCTTCACAGAACTTTTCTCGTTGACTAATTCTCTTTTCTTGCATGGTAAGTTCCCCGTACTTTCTAGGGTTACAGCACATCCAGCAAGAACAACCTTTAAGATTGTCTGCGTGACGAACAGCCCAACGATTTTTCCATTCTTCCCACTCATTACTACCATCACGCCAAACGAGATCAATGACTTCTTTGGCTTTATGCTGCATTCTCTTTTTGTGGGCGCGTCTGTCGGCTCGTTTCTTGTTCTTCTCCATGCTCATACTCCTTGATTTTATCCTTGAGTATGGTCTTCATCTTGTGTTTGTCATACTCAAGAAAAGGCGCATATTTTTTGATCAACATGCTATGTTTGGGCCAGATTGAATCGTCTGAATAACAACTGTCCCACCTTGATATGTAGTTCACGAGATCGTTCAGTATTACCATCGTCTCAATCGTGACGCGACCTGCCAGATAATACATGAACGCTGAAGGATACCTATCCTTGTAGACACGGAAGGTCACGATAGGTCTGATATCTTTAAACAGACTATCAAGTTCATTCGCGAATATGTAGGCGAGAGACTGCTTGATTTTCAGGTGCTTTAGATAATTGTCCTGCGCGTCATCATCAAGGAAGTCACCCACCCATGTTTTGCCACATAAAATGTTCGCAATGATGAAGTCGCGCATGTTTTCGGCACTCTGAAGCCGAGATAGTTTTTGAAACTGAAAGCGATCTTTACGAGACATGAATGAGTCTGGTGAAGCGTTGACTTTGCCACGGTACTTGAAGTAATCGTAGCTCTCTCGCGCGAAGTGGTTCTTCAACGCGAGAAAGGTGCAGTACGTATCAAACGCTGACAGTCTCATAGAGTTTGAACCCTTTGTGTTTGAACTTATGTACTCTCCAATGAACAATCTTGTTATTATTATGTGGCTTGATAATCTTGTTCTTGATGCATTCGTAAGTAGATGGGCTGATATAGAGTTTATCTTGATGTTGATCATATGAGACTGCGGTATGTTCAGCATCGAAGTGATCAATAATCTCCTTACGATTCTTATACTTCATAAGAATATACTGAATTTTCGTCTGTGTGTCCAGAATAACCTGTTCAATGTTGCCATTGTTCAGGTATGCACCATCAGATATTGTAAATCTATGATCATTGAATGCCACTTTACGAATAGTGTATTTGCTATCTTCATTAATCACAAACACATCAAAGTCTTTCGGTACTTCTTGATGATACCATGATGTGAAGCAGCCGCCAGCAAGAATGCCAGGAACGAGGGAGTCGTACATTACACGCCTAGCCGACTCCTTCATGATCTTGATCTTTTCTTCATCAAACTGTGTTTGCGTCTGTGTCTGTGTCATGTTAAGTTCCTCTGATAACCAACCGTCTTTCAATATTATCGCTGATTTTCCTCTTATGCTCTGTTGCTGATTGACCGCGTTTTTCAAAGCGGCAAGCATCTGTTGAAAAATGTGAATATGATGATCGTTTTGTATGGCATAGTGATCAATCACCTCTTGAATATGATGATTATCTTTAGATAGTCGAATGATGACTGTAAAATTTTTTATATCTTGTTCATACATCATTTTGACGTCTTCAACGTCTTTACAGTATTGAGCAAAATTTTCAAAATCTCGAAATATCTTTGGTGTCATCATCATATTGGTAATTTTGCTGTGTTGGATTTTGGTAGAAAATTGAGTTCTTGTGCTTCAATCTTGATTTTAGACTTCAATGAGCCTGAAATCAACTTTGCAGCAAGTTCTATTTCAAATCCCGTTTCTTCACAATACAGAACAACCGCTTCCATATATGAAATATCTTTCATCCAAACCAGTTCTTCAATTTTCATAGAGAAGTCTGTAATCTCTTCTTTTGTAGCCATCATTGCCTCAATGTCTTGTCAAAGTTTATCATGGATAGGAAAATATATTTCAGAACTAAAAAGAATGCCAGAAAGTTTCCCGAAACATATATCATATACAAGCATAAGAATATAACATCAAAGACGATAGACATCAAGATGTTTTTTACTCTTTCCTCTACAGTTTCATTGAAGCGTACAGCAATCCAAACGGTGCTGTACGCTGCTAAGAAAGCAGAAAAAATTACAAGAAGAAGTGTCATTACATTATCCGTTAGATACGAAGTCGTTCAACTTTCGTGCTTCAGCAATAATATCTTCGGTTGTTACTGCTGGTAAAGTAGGAAATGGCGGATATTCGCGAAAATCTCCAGCGGCAGCCCTCAGAGACCACTCTTCTCTCTTCATGCTCCAATAATTTTCAAGGGCTAAAAATGTAGAATATCTCTTCTCGGTGAGAATAGACTGCGCTTGGGAAAGAAGTTCTGTGCGAATTTCAAAAGGTGTCTTAGAGGACATGATAATACTCCTGTGTTTGTGTTAGATGGTGATGATATACTTGTTTCCGTTTGCAATATGATTTAGAAACGGAATTTCCACCTCAACATACTTTTTTGAAGTGAAATTGGGAAAAATTTCTTTGAAATACTTTGCGTTGTCATATTCAAAGACCGTATTCTGATAGATCAGAAGGAAGTCTGCATCTGTGAAATGAGAGAACACTCCATATCGAAGATCGAAGGGTGTTTCTGAAATTGCCCATGTTGAAATGAACAAAGTTTTCTTCGAAGCATCAATCTTGCTGTAATGATCGACGGTTGAAACATTCTTGTTGTTTCTGTTGTAATATCCAGAAATGCGATAAACTTCAGGCAGATCATATAGGTAATAATTGCCACTGAATCCTAGATCACAGATTACTCTTGCGGTCTCACCGATGCCCGGACCAAACTCTACAATCTGATCATAGTCATTCAGTTCTTTTCCACTATTGGTAAGATATGTGAGTATATGATGTGCAGACTTGAGTGCCCATGGACTTGTCTTTATTCCACTCACATGCTTTACAATGCGGTTATAACTATCGATATTGTGTCCGTCGAATGGTTCTTCTAGAACTCTTTTCCAAATTTCAATATCTTTACCTTGAGACAATATCATTTCTATTACTTGAGGTCCATAATGTTCCTCAAACTGATATTCCGCATAGATGGGTACATATCTGACAACTTCCCAGTTTTTGAAATTAGAGAAGTCGTTTTCTGCGAGGAATTTTGTCTTGATGTTAGACCAATAAGGATTTTCTGTCATAATATATCCTGTGTTTGTGTTAGTGCCAGTTTATTCTGTTTCTAGGAAAACTGGCAAAACCCAATAAGGTTACGCCGCTAGGCGAGCCTTAAAGGCAACGTTATCATTCGCTGCATTTAGTTTTTGCTTTTGGTCTCCACAAGCCTTTACCACGCCTGTCGATCCTATTTCGCCCCCATCAAAGATACACTCTGGTAAAACCGATTCCACATATTACCATTCACTGAACAGTGGTCGACTATTATTCAGAAGGAAGAGTGTATCCATGGTGGAGGCGGCGGGTACCGCCCCCGCGTCCAGATCGCTTATTTCGTTTGCCTCAACGACCTCAGCATATGTATATATTACACGATGAACTTGAGGTTGTCAACAAAAAAAGAGAGGGAAACGGCTTCCCCTCTCTCATTGAGATTACCGAGTTACTGCATATGCTCCTGCAACAGCACCACCAACAGCAGCGCCGGCAGCACCAGAAACAGCTACCGTTGCAGTTGCTCCGAGAATATGCGTTACACCCCACTGTGCAAACAATGTCTTACCACCAAGAGCGCCGATTGGAACAGATGTTGCAGCCATACCAGCGCCGGCTCCTAGAAGTACACCAGCACCAATAATACCGATGCGAACGTCTGAATCAGGAACACCATTGCGCTTCTGATATTCACACTGCCAGAATGCAGCAGGATCACCAGAACGGGCACATGTGCGAGCAAGAGACTCGCGCTTGGCTTCTGGTGTATTGAGCGATGCATTATAACGGTCAATCCACGATTCAGCAGATGCGCCAAAAGTAGAAGCAAGCATCAATGCGCCTGCGATCATAATAGTCTTCATTATATTATTCTCCATATGTTATGCTCCGGTCACCTTTGACCAGAGACTCTTTACCCAAGCCGGTTGTGGAATCAAATTCCATCCAATAACAAGACCTGTGGCAAAACCGATAATAAATTCAAACATGTTATCCTCTTAGCGGAAAAAATAAACAACCAAATGTAAGACCCCAGCGAATATCAATGGGGTTATAAGCATCATGATAATGATGTATGTTGATGATCCCATTTGAGCATTCTTTCTTGAGGCTCGTCATTTATGATATATGCTTCTTGTTTTTATAAGGAACAATTTTATCATCTTCAATCGTGATGATCTTATCATCAGCGAGAACACTTAATGTCGCGTCA